TGGAAAGTCTTTGGGTAACACTGTTGCTAAGTACGTCACAGGCGGCGGACAAGTTATTGTGAGTCCGCTCTAATGGCAGTACCAACACCGCTAGTCGAAATCGGGTTCGACCTTACAGACACCGGACGAGGCCCGTTCTTTGTACTAGACGACACCACTAAAGGAGTCCTAGACAACACCGAGTGGCTACTAGGTGGAACCCTTTTCTATGACGTGACGGACAAAGTTAAAAGCATCTCAATTCAGCGTGGCAAGAACCGACAGCTAGACCAGTTCGACCAAGGGCTTGCAAACGTAGTCTTCAATAATAACGACAGAACCTTCGACCCTGAATACGCCGCGTCTCAGTTCTACGGACAGATTATTCCTAAGCGCCAAATTCGAATAAGCTCCGGAGGCGTCTTGCAGTTCTTCGGCTTGATTGACGACTGGAACCTTTTCTATAATCCGGACGGGGATAGCACGGCAGCAGCAGCTTGCTCGGATGCAACTTCTTCTCTCGCAACTCAGTTCTTATCTGCAAGAACTAACGACGTTCAGTTTTCCGGCGACCGTATCAACACCATTCTTTCCCTTCCAGAACTAGAGTGGCCTGCAGGTCAACGAGACATTGAAACCGGAGCGATGGAGCTTGGCGCGGACTCAATTCCAGTAGACACAAACGCGCTTGCTTACTTCAGGACAATAGAAAAGTCAGAACCCGGCTCATTCTTTATTTCAAAGTCAGGCTCGGTTGTTTTCCGTGACCGTCGTACTCCGGGGTCTTCAGGAGGAGTAACACTTGCCGACGATGGAACTGGTATTCCTTACTCAAACATTGTTGTCGAGTACGGCTCTGAGAATCTTCACAACGAGATTGCGCTTACTTCTTCCATAACCGAGACGCAGGCAATCGCTAGGTCGCTAGAATCTATACAAACTTATGGAATCTTTTCTCTAAACCAAACAGGCTTACTTGTCAACAACGACAACGAACTTATTGAAATGTCCAAGTTCTATGCGAACAAATACAAGGAGCCGGAGTATAGGTTCAACTCAATCGACATCCTGCTAGACCAGCGGACGGACGAACAGCAGGCACTTGCATTAGCATTAGAGTTAAACGACGTTGTTGAAATAAAGTTCACGCCGAACGGAATCTCTCCGGCAATTTCTAAGTACGCTGAAGTAATAAGAATTGACCACTCGGTCGACAATGTAAATCATGTCTTATCATTAGGGTTTGCGACACTCGCATTCAGTTTGTTCGTATTAGACGACGCACAGTTTGGTAAGCTAGATAGTGGAAACGCCTTGGCGTTCTAATAAGGAGTAATAATTGCCTAGAAAAGTTTGGACTGCCGGGGATGTTCTCGCAGCAGCGGATGTTAACACCTACCTTGGCGACCAAGTAATTTCAGTCTTTGCAGACGCAGCCGCTAGGGACGCCTCAATAACTTCTCCGCTTCACGGGATGGCTTGCTACTTGCAGGACACTAACGCCTTGGAGCTTTACAACAATTCTGCTTGGGTTGGAGGCGGAGACATAACTTCGGTAGTAGCTGGAACTGCGCTAACAGGTGGCGGCACAGGTGGCGATGTGACTCTAAACGTTGATTTGTCTGCCGTGACTATTCCAGTTTCGCAAGTGACAGGGTTGCAAGACGACTTGGACGCCAAAGGCGACTTACTCGCAAGCTTTGTAACAGACGCAACGACTGCCCGAACACTTACCACAGCAGCAGACGAAGGCAAGACACTTCAATTCACAAGCGGTTCAGCAACCGTGGTCACAGTAAACGCAAGCACAGACTTCACAGTTGGGGCAAGAGTAGACATCATTGCAGACGGCGCAGGTGAGCTAACTGTGGCGGCAAGCGGTGCAACAATCAAGGCGGCAGAAGTTTCAACAACTTCGGGCAGTTTTACAATCGGCGCTCAGTATTCAGCCGTTACGCTTTTGTGCGTAGCCACTGACGAGTACCGACTAATCGGGAATGTGGCGGCAGTCTAGATGAGCTTTATTTTATTGGGGATACTAAACTCACAAGCGGATGGTGGCAGTGCGCTTTATGTTGCTGTCGGTAACAATGGAGAGTTAGCCACCTCAACCGATGGCATCACTTGGACTAGCCGAACATCAGGGTTTGGGGGTGGGACTAGCGGTAGTATCTATGGCGTGATTTACGGCGATGGTCTTTATGTGGCTGTCGGTGAGGGTGGAAAGTTAGCCACCTCAACCGATGGCATCACTTGGACTAGCCGAACATCAGGGTTTGGGACTACTCGTATCTATGGCGTGACTTACGGCGATGGGCTTTATGTTGCTGTCGGTCAAGACGGAACAATGACAACCTCAACCGATGGCATCACTTGGACTAGCCGAACATCAGGTTTTGGGTCTACTAATATCGATGCTGTGACATTCGGAGATGGTCTTTATGTCGCTCTTGCTACCGATTTACTAAGAACCTCAACCGATGGCATCACTTGGACTAGCCGAACATCAGGGTTTGGGACTACTCGTATGCGAGGCTTGGGTTACGGAGATGGGCTGTATTTGGTTGTCGGTGACTCAGGAACAATGACAACCTCAACCGATGGCAGTTCTTGGACTAGCCGAACATCAGGGTTCGGTACTACTCGTATCTTTCACGTGACATTCGGCGATGGGCTTTATGTTGCTGTAGGTGAAGACGGAACAATGACAACCTCAACCGATGGCAGTTCTTGGACAACTCGAACATCAGGGTTTGGAACTACTGTTATCCTTGGAGTGACATTCGGCGATGGTCTTTATATCGCTTTCGGTAGAAGCGGTACCTTAACAACCTCACCCGATGGCATCACTTGGACTAGCCGAACATCAGGGTTTGGGTCTAGGCACATCAACGGCGTGACGGCATAATAACAGAAAGAGAAAATAATGACACGATACCGCTTTGAAATTGACACAGACAACGCCATCAGGATTTGGGATAACGTCACTATTGGCGATGAGGGCGCACCCTTTATGTTCCAACCAGACTGGCCAGATGTAACCCCGTGGGCAGACGCGGCTCAGGCAACCGATTGGGCTGAGGTGTTTATCGCCTCACTCGTAGACCCTCTAAGTGAGTTTGTGGCAGGTAACTCACCTGATACTCACCCAGCTATTAGACCAGAACCAGTAGAGGAAGAAATCTAATGCCAGTAGTCTCAACAGGCGTAACAGTAGGCACTTCAATAACGGCAGTATCAGGGCCATTCATTTCTAGCAAGGTTGTTTACTTGCAGTCTGGAACCGAAGGCGCTGCAACTTATGTTGGAGGCTCAGACGTATCGGCAAGCACCGGGATACTACTAAGCGAAACTAACAACGCTGTTTTTCAAACAAACGCTGACGACACCTTGTATTGCATCTCTGATACAGGTGGAGCCGTTGTCAAGGTAGTGGAAGTCAAGTAACCATGTCAGACGAATCAACTTCGGTGCGTATTACTAACGCACAAGTTTATGAGAAGTTGATGGAAGTCAACGAGAATCAAATTGAAATGTTCGCAGAGCTACGGGGCTTGAAGTATCTCCCGGAAAAGGTTGCCAACATGGAGACTCGACTATCCAAAGTGGAGCTAATTGCTCGACTTGTCTACGGTGTCTATGGTGCAACACTAGGAGCAGTGGCGGTCGCGTTAGTGAGCCTACTAAGTGGCTAAGCGACTAGCCGATTGGCGCTTGCCCTATGACGCTAAATACATAACCGCTCACTACGGTGAGATGAGTGCTTATCGCAGAGCGCACGGCATGCAAAGTCATTCGGGAACGGACTGGGCAAGGCCACGTGGAACCCGGATTCCGGCAATAGCAAAAGGAACAATCCACCTCATACAATTTTCCAGCGTCTTAGGTTGGGTCGTAGTTCAGACCGCTATGGATAAGCGCGGACGAATTTGGTATCTAGGTTATTGCCATATGGACAACAGGCCCGGCTACGAGGTTGGACAAAAGCTAGTCAAGGGTCAGACTGTAGGACTGCTTGGCTCCGCAGGTCAATCCTCCGGCCCTCACGTACACCTCACAGCCTCTAGGACACTCAAAGGTGTATTCGGTGTCACGGCCGACAAAGTAGACGCTTACAAGCTAATTCTTGCTAATGTAAAGAAGCCCGTAAAAAGACCAGCGCCTTCGGTGGTTGCTCCTGTCGTAGAGGAAAAGGAAATTTGCAAGCCCGTATCCGGTGGGAATAAGCGCGGCAGGTTCTGGCACCTGTTCGGGGGCGGGCGATGAGCGCTATCCGTAAAAACATGGGCAAGCTGGTAGACGGTGCGTTCCTGCTAAAAGACGAGCCTGAATCTAAGGTCGGAGCAAGCTGGAAGTTTAGGCGCAAAATAATCTTTGGTTCTTACAGGTTAGGCTTCGGAATGATTGTCTTCGGCGCTCTGACTTTTCTTGTTGACCAGTGGGGCGTAGGTGTGACACTAATTACAGGTGGCGTATCTCTCATTTCAATCATTACAACGGCGTACACTGTAAGTGCGTCATGGCAAGACGGAAGAAATAACAATCAAGATTGGACTAATGGAGATGTTTAGCAAAAAATTTATCAACAGCGCAGGCGAACGAGCAGTCAAGACTTTTGCTCAGGCAGGGCTTGCTTTTCTTGGAGGCGGAACCGTTGGGTTGTTCTCAGTGGATTGGGTCGGGTTCTTTAGTATTGCAGCAGGCTCAGCCCTGTTGTCACTCCTGACATCCATTGTCACTAAGAAGCAGCTATAACAACTTAATTATTCTGGGCGCTTGTGCCTTATTGCTTTTGCGCAGGCGCTGTCGCTGTCGAGAGTTCATGCCTCCCCAAATACCGTGCGCCTCGTTGTTGACCAGCGCAAACTGCAAGCATAGCTCCCGAACAGGGCAAGCATTACAAAGCTGGATAGCGGGTTGCATTTGTGGGTTCGGTGTTCCACCTTCAGGAAACCAAGCGTCCGGGTCGGTTTGTTGACAGGCCGTTGAGCCGTGTTCGCGTATGCCGTCGGCTAGTGCAGTGAGTGCCTGTTCTGAGTTCATAAGCAAAAGGTAACCACTCTAATAGAGGGTTGTCAAATTGGCTCTAGCTAGCGGTCTTGTGGCGAAGTTGCGCCCCAAATTCCATAGCGTTGATGCGTCTCCATGGCGTACGTAAAACATTCTTCGACCATTGGACACGCCTTACAAATTGCCTTGGCGGTCTTAGTGGCGACAGCCCTAGCCTCCGGTTCGCTTATGTCCTCAGGAAAGAAAACGTTCGGCAGTCTCTGACACTCAGGGTCATTCAAGTCAATAAGTTTCAAGAACTTCATGTAGGGACTTGATAAGTGTCCGTGCTTAACCATAGACTCAGCCTAGTCAACAAAGGAGAGTTATGGAACAACACACACCTGAAGTATTCAACAAAGCAAAACTGGTCGGAGTATTCAATCCAGGTAGCGACGAGTGGCACGCAGCTAGGGCAGAGGGCTTAGGCGGAAGTGAGATTGGCATAGCTATGGGGCTTAGCCCTTGGCAGAGCGCTTACTATTTATGGGCAGTGAAGACAGGGCAAATAGAACCGCGAGCTGTTTGGAATTGGGCCATAAGATTTGGGCAGAAATTCGAGGAGCCGATTATGGAACTGTTGCAGGAGGAGCATCCCGACTGGGACATCTACTCTACTGGAACCTACTCCAATAATGAGCGTCCCTTTATGCACGCTAACCCGGACGGCTTGGCTAAGGTCAATGGCGAGTGGGTCATAGTCGAGGTCAAGACCTCTCGGAACTATTGGCACGAAGTACCTCCTTCTTACATCCAGCAGGTGCGCTATTACATGAGTGTCATGGGAATCAAACGCGCAGTCA